AAACGCAAAGCGATTCGTTGCAGAACGCTTTCTTCGACTGGATTGAGTACAAGCATGGGCGTGGGGCCAAAGAGTTCTACACCCGAAAGGGCCTCGTGGCGGAGGGCAAGCATTTCGTCCGAAGGCATTTTGAAGATTTCAACGTCGTTCGCGCTGTCGAACGAGCGATCGCATCGAACTGGCAAGGATGGGATCACAAGTAACTCACATGGGGGAATGTTTTGAACCACTACCTTTTTGACACAAAGCGAACCAAGTGTTCGTACTGCGGTTCCTCTGACGGATTCGCGCATCTTCTGAACCCAACGACGAGACAGGTCGTCGCTGCTGGACTCGGAAAGTGTCACTCCTGCAACGTCTTTCGCACCCAGACGGAAGCTGGCTTTGTCTCTGACACCGGAGACCTCGTAGCCGGCGCTGGCGTTGTCGAGGCGAAATACTACGATGTAGCGAAGGTTAAGGCATTTGGACTTACACTTGGTGTTAGTCCGATTGTCGAGTTCGCTAAGACGCTGTTCGGCGACATCGCGCAGTCTACCGCCGAGCAAATGCTGGTCTGCGGTGACAAAGGTGGCAATAGCAGCTTCCTGTACGTCGATACGAAACAGCGTGGTATGTCTGTGAAGACCATAGCTTACGACGCTGAGACAGGTAGGCGCAGCAAAGATGGCTTGGCCTGGGGATCGCGTAGATTCGAGACTTCCCAGATTGCTGGGTACGTTACCCCCGAAGGATCAATCCGAACCGTGCGCGTAAGTGACGGTAGCTATCAGCTTCTGTATGGTCAGCACCGACTTGTTTCTGACAATAGGCCGGTGATCATCGTTGAGTCCGAGAAGACCGCCTACATTGCAACAGCGGCAACGGATCAAGCCGTATTCCTCGCTGCTGGTGGTAGCAAGGGCCTGAGCGCGAACAAGGTGCGTGGACTTCGTAAGGCTAACGCAGTGCCAGATGACTTTGCTGACAGGCTGCATGGTAGGCAGGTAACGGTGTGCTTTGACTACGACGAGTCCGGTGAGTCTGGTGCAGTGCTTGCATCGGAAGCTATGCGTGAACTTGGTGCAGATCATGTTGAGGTATGCAACTGTGAGGAGTTGCTCACAAACGTCAACATAGGCTTCCCTGCCCACTTGCGTGAGCACTGCGACCTAGCTGACATCTTCATCTGGTGCATGACACACGGCAAGATGTACGAGGACATCAACAAGGTCATGCGCTACCTTTTGAAGAAGGGTAGTTCTGAGTCTGTCGTCGAGCGAGCGATTGAAGCGCAGGAGCTTCAGCGTATCACTAAGTACGATCACGAGAAGGAGCCGCCGCGACCCAGCTTGTCATTCGTTGATCCGGCAAATGGTAGGTCATCGCAGCTTGCGATACCAGGCAATATCGTGATGCTTCTAGCAAGCCCTGGTGTTGGTAAGTCGAGTATCGTGTCGGCTATGGTAGCAAAGCATATCCATACTTCCGCTGACGCATTCGGCCTAGAGATTGACGCACCGAACGGCATTGTGGTCGTGGATACCGAGCAGTCGCGTGATCAGGTCGTTGGGTTGCACCGGCGTTTGGCTAGGCGTGTTGGATACCATGCTGAGGATATGCCGGAGGTATTCGAGCAGCGGAGCGTCAATTGGTTTGTTACGAACAAGCGGCTGCAAGTCGAGAAACAGGTAGACAACCTGTTTGCTGCTGTGGCCACCTACAACCCTAGCTTTGTCATCGTGGACCAAATCGGTAGCCTAGTCAAGAACGTCAACTCAATCGACGAGACCACGGCGCTGGTTAAGCGCATTGCCGATGATGCCGAGACCAACATGCGTACATGGATTGTCGTGCTTCACACGAACCCAACCTCTGACAAGGGGCGTGGTGTACTGGGGTCAGACATCCACCGCTGGGCGGCTTCGGTACTGTTTGTCCGCAAGCCAGCGGAAGCCGGTGAGCCCTCACTGCTGACAACGAATAATGCAGACGGCACGATGGCTAAGATACGTGCCGGAGCCCCTGTGCGCGTGTTCTTTGCATGGGACAATGAGCGAGGTGACTTCTACCCGACGCAGAAGACACAGAAGGTACAGGTGGAGCTCCCGACAGTGCTTGCGGCGGTACATGAGATATTCAACGCTGGGCAAGTAAGTCAGCCTATGGGCTTCGTTGATCTGCGTAAGAAGATCAAAGACTTGTTCGGGGCAACGGACGGGGCCAAGATATTCAACTATCTCATCAATGGCGAGCTGCTGAAGCGTCAGCCCAATGGTAAGCTGTGGCCCGACTACGAAAAGCTCCAGGCTGCAAACTCTAGCAAAGCGATCGAACCGTGACGTATCTTTGTGCCATCACATACGTTATGGCTCATGATTGATCAAGTACAGCGCGAGACGCACACAGCGACAACTACATTTGCTTTCTTTGGCGCAGGGCACTTCTTTTCGTTCTTGGCCGACCAAGTAGCAATGCACAATGTCAATACGCTTTTATCGACGCTCAGTTTTCTCGTTTCGATAACAGCGGGTATCTTTACCATTGTCAAACACTTACAGAAACGGAAGCAACAATGAGCTATATCAAGAGCATTTGGGCTTGGATCAGTAAGCCTACGATGAACAAGCTGGCCGTAGCGTTGTGTGGCGTGTTCGGTGTTCTGTTCCTGTATTCGTTCTTCGAAACCACTGGCGAGCTCAGCTACTTTCCTGCCGCATGGCTTTGCTCCTCCGGCATTATTACGCTGTTGTACCTCGTTGATCGCTACGGATTCAGCAAACTTGACACGATTCTTTACTTACGGTCTGCCCCGCAACACTACTATGGGAAAGTTCTTCCGATGTATTTCCTTGGTATCGTTATTGGTCATATCATCGCACTGCTGCTGGCCATCATCTGATTACCGAGATTACGTCAAGCCCTACCATGGGATGAAGGAGACGGGCTACAACCGTGGTCCGTTTATCGACAGCGCCAACCGGAAGTACGCTTACCTTGGAGCACCGTACTGCGCATCGAGCGTGTCGTTGATACTCGATCGCTGTGGCGCGACGCTGCCAAAGACTAGGACGTCACGGGCCAAAGCATTCGTATCCTCTACGAGCGTTAGTGCTAGGCGTGTTTGGGAGGGTAAGGACACAATCCCCAAGAACAGCCTGGTTGTGTTCACGCGCAAGGGTGGGGGTCATATTGAGTTCCACGTGGAACAACGAGGCAACCTTATGCGTTGCTTCGGCTTTAACACAACACCAGACGGCAAAGCCGGATCACAGTGGAACGGCGTGTGGTCAGGGTATAAGAACCGTGACATTAAAAAGTCGCTGTCACCATACAGCGTATTCCGCGTGACACACTTCACCCCAGTCGTTTATGCAGCAAAACCGACCAATCGAACTAGCGCTGATAGTGTGCGCCATACTGTTAGTAGTTCTCGCACTCAGAATGTGCGATACGCCGTCAAAAAACAAAACCTCGGTAACGGAAAACATAACTATTCTGCCGCCCGAAACGCTGTACGTTGACAGGGTTCAGGCGCAAATTCGTTGGCGAACAACGACTAAGTACGATACGGTTACGAACACGTACTACGAAGTAGATACGGTGTTCGAGACTAGGCCATTCACTGCGTGCATGGACACCGTAATTGGATGCAATAAATTCCAAGCCGAGTACAACTATCCAGAAAACACGTTCAACAACATCAGCGTTGCAACGTGCCCCGATACCGTGATTACTCACGATACGGTAACGACAATCGTTGCCGACGAAAAGCGCTGGGAGTATGTCGGTTACGGATTCCTTGGCGGGTTCATCCTTGGTGTTATAGCTAAGTGAAAAACATATTTGCAGTGTCGCAAATATTTGTTACATTGCAGTATGAATCACGACAAAGAAAGCATAGTCATCGGATTGCTGCTGCACCTTGGTGGTGTGGATATTGCCAGCGATGAATGCAAGCGACGTGTCGTTGAATCCGTGAGGCCAGTTGATGTTGATGCTACAATCTGGCAGGCACAGGACGGTGTTCTTGGTGCTGCTTGGATTGTAGATTTACGTGGCCGTGGTATCATGCAGCTTGTGGCTGACCGTTTGGATGGTGCGAGATGGATGGTATATCGTCCAACATCGACTGCATCGGTAGTGCACGGTAACAGTGACTATAACACTGCTACGATTGCAGCGTTCCACGATACAAAGCACGACGTTGCTCCACCAGCTTTGCTTAAGATTGGCGAGACGTATGTGTACCGAAACATCAGCGGGAATGCTGTCGTTGTCAACAGTGATCTCATGGAAGAGATACTGGACACAAATCACATCGTATGAACATCATCTACCCTGACGGCAGTGGAAAACTGCATGTTGGAACGCGGACACTTCACGTACCGCTTCGGATGGTAGTCGAATTGATACGAGTTGGAGTGGAGTTCTTTTACTTTGAAGGCGGCCCAGTACATGTGCAGGATGACGAAGACATACTGAAGATTGTCAGTAAACAGCTTGGTTTAGGAAAACCAAAGCGCCAGCGCATTGTAACGGCAAAGGATAGAGCGCCAACACGGGTGTCAAGAGTGTTGGTGACTGACCCTAACGGCAACGAGTTTGAAGTAAACAACCTACTCGCGTGGATGAAGGCTCAGTTTCCTGAGCGCTATAAGTCGCTGTACTTTGCAGCTATACGTGGTCAGGACTGCGCTGGATACAAAGTAAGGCACTTGGGATGGGTGACAATGACGGTGGTTGGAAGCAAAGAGTTTACACGAAACACAAAGGAAAAGCATGGCAAACGAAATCGCAGAGCTTGATCAGGACCAAGTTCCTGAGCGCAAGGTAGTGTTCGACAAGGAATACTACATCACGCGCATCAAGGAAATGGGCTGGAGTCCAGAAGAACTTAAAATGATCTGGTCTAAGCTACCGCAGGGCGTTCCTGTTGAGGAAGCGTTTGCATTCCTTGCTCGCGCTAAAGCGTTGAACTTGGACCCCATCTCTGGGCAGATCATCATGCAGTCGCACGCAGTCAAGAATACTGGCGAGGTTCGGTACACCATCATCGTTGGAATTGATGGCTATCGCAGCATGGCGATCCGTACCGGATTGTACGCCCCAGGCGATGATACCAAGTACGATTACAACGAATATGATGGATCGCTGCGAAGCGCCACGGTATTCGTGAAGCGCTACCACCCTGATTCAAATACATGGAATCAGTTTTCAGCAACAGCGTTCTTTGAAGAATACTGCGTGTACTACTTTGACCGGGATGCTCGCGAGCGCAAGCCTACGCAGATGTGGGCAAAGATGAGCCACGCAATGCTTGAGAAGTGCGCTGAGGCGAAGGCCCTGCGTCGTGGTTTCCCTGAAACGCTGGGCGGTCTTTACACGCCGGATGAACTTGCTCAGGCAAACAGTGCAACGCAGGATGCAGAAGACGCTGCCCGACGTGGCAGGAAGTTAAACGAACGAGCTGTAAAAGCTCTGGGGGAATAGCATGAAGCCGTGGAATGGATTGATATTCTTGTCCTATCGAGGCCGAAATGAGTGGCTTGAAATTCGGAGAGACATTGGTGTGGGAGGTAGTGAGTCTGCTGCTATTCTCGGCCTGTCTCCTTACTCTTGCAGTGCTCAGGTGTTCTATGAAAAGCTGGGCTTTGCTGCGCCCAAGAAGACGAACCTTCCGATGATCATCGGCAACGAGGACGAGGACAAGATTGCTCGCCTGTGGTCGCACTATGATTCCAACGTCGGCGTGGATTCTATACCGGTCAACTACGAGGCGAAGCGCATCATTCGCAAGCCTGTCAAGCTCAGTCGCGTCCTGGTCAACCCAAAGCACCCGCATCTCTTTGCAAATCCCGATAGGTTGTTCTACGAAGGAAAGCGTCGTGGAATCTTGGAAATCAAGACGATCAATCACTGGGAGTCGCAGAAGTGGGAGTCCGGTGTACCGATTCACTACATCGTACAGATTCAGCACTACATGATGGTTGCGGAAGTCAAGTACGCAGAGCTTGCAATACTTGAGTCTAACAGCAAGATTGACGTTATCCCATTCGAGCCGAGCGTTGAGATTCAGGAACGCATTGCAGAGAAAACGCATCAGTTTTGGACTGACGTGCTCGAAGCAAGGAAAATTATTAAGGCTGGTGGGATGGAGCTCGACATCCAGCATCTCGTTCCTCCGCCTGACGGATCAGACGCATACACAGAGTTCCTCAAGGACAAATACAAGGATGGCGCTCAAGACAAGGAAGCTGTCGTTACGGCCACGATCTCTGACCTTGAGACATTGCAAGAGTTCTTTAGGCTGAAAGAGCAGCAGGAGGCGTTGCAGAAAGAGTTGTCTCTACAAGAGCAGCGCCTGCGGGAGCGCATTGCTGACAGTGCAGTGCTTGACTTCGGTGATCAGTATGGCAAGGTAACGTGGAGAGCGGACAAGAACGGCAAGCGAGCATTCAAAACCAACGGGGTGAAGAAGGAAGCTGTTTTATCCGCAGAAGAAGCACACCTCTAAAGCTAGACAAAGATGGCAAACCAGTCATACCTGAGTCGGCAGTTCAAAATGCCATAGTGGACTATTTCATCAAACTCGGCTATGAAGTCATCCGGTTCAACAGTGGTGGTGGTGACATGGGCGGGGGAAGGTGGATATGGTTTTACACTTGGTTTGGACGAGTTGGATGCAAGGAACACGCTGGTGTACCGGATGTATATGTCTTCGGTAAAGGGCTGTCGTTCTGGCTTGAAATCAAACGAAAATCAGGCGCAAAAAGAAAGAAACAGAAAGAGTTCATTGATGCAGTCAACAAAGCAGGATGCAGTGGAACCTTCGTTAGTAGCCTTGACGAAGCGATTGCCTACGAGCGCAGTCTACAAGGGTTACGAAATAAGGGTGATGAACAAGAGAAACTATGAGCCTGGTGGCGTGCGTGGATGGATTGCTGTCGCGAAAAAGGGTAACGTGTATGTCGTCGGCGCAGACAGCAGTGGTCGCCTTGTAACGAATGCAAGCGAGCAAGCAGCGATGTCATACATCTGTAGTCTGATAGACTTTGATACTGCCAACCAAAACCAGCTTAGCCCAGGTACAATAGAAAGGCTGTACAATGAATGATCAAGATAGAGCGGTAGCCGTTTTGACTGGGTTTAGCATTGATAAACTACTCAACACCGTAGACTTCATCGAGGAGATTGTCGGCAGAAGTGGCGTAAAGCACGGCGACAAAATGGCGCTTGACTTCTGCAAGGCCAACTATCTACCTCGCATGAATGTCATGGAGCTGGTACAGTGCTTGGGTAAGGCTGTCAATCGCAAGATGCTCTTGATGAATCCCGACGAAGGCGAACAAGACAGACCATCCATCATTCACTAATAGGGCACTGCAATGATATACATTGCTGTTTTTCTGGTTGTGGTAGCAGCGCTTGCTATCTCAACAGCATACTACCTCTACGAGATGTACGCATCTTTGCGCATCTTAGCTAATCGAGCAGAATGGCTCACGCATGAGCTTGCATCGGTTCGTAATACAGTTAATATTGCCGTACGCGGTAGGGAGCTGCGTCAGAACGAGACGCCACGTCCGGCACGAAAGACAACACCACCCACCATCAACAACCGTCGAAAGGGCAACGGTCAATGAGCGAAATTATCCTATCAGATTCGGTGGATGCACCGGAAGTTGAGCAGCAGGAGCAAGCGTTTCCTGGACGCCAACTGAATGTCATGCTGACGTTTACCGAGGAAGGCGTCAAGATTGATGTCAAGAGCAACCTTAGCGCTCTTGAGCAGCTCGGAGCGATTGAGGTATTCAAAGCACACCTTCTTAGTTCAGCACTCGGATCACCCAACGAGTGATGACTATTAAGCCTCTGTATGAGGACAGTCCGGGCATGGCTGTCTCCGAAGCCCTACGTTTAAGTAGACTGGGCCGGGAGTGTATCTCGGCCTTGGAGCTGGGGCTATCAGAGAGACAGCTATGCCTTATGACTGGTCTTAGTCTTTCAGCGTTGGAGGAGTGTAGGAAGGTGGCGGAGCTTTATGCCGACGACAACACCTTTCTCAAGGCATTTCAAAACCATGACCTGCCAGCAGGTAGTCCATACAGAACGTGGTCAACATTTCTATTGTCGCTCGGCATCAACACGATTTCGCAGCGAGAGGCGGATGTAATCATGGCTGGTGTCAAGTCATCCGTTCATCGGATTGCTATGGTGGCACAGGGCACGGCTGATCCGGAGATTGCACACAAAACGCTTGGGTCGCTGCGGTCTTGGCTTATGGGAAGGATACCGCCAACAGTCTGGTCTACAGTTGACAGGAATTTCTTTGCCTACCAACGATGCTGTTTTTGCACGAAGGATGCTGAGGAACCTGAGCTCCTTGAAGTTAGGGGCCTACTGGTAACTCGATGCGTACACTGCAAAGGAGAGGGTGCAAATGAAAGTGCCGTCAACTGGGAGATTGTAGCAATGGCGTACGCTGCGTATGCTTTGGAATGTAATCATGCCGCTGAAATCTACCGAACGGTATAAACTGACTATTGGCGCTACTTCTGTTATGGCAATTCACGCATGCGTTGAAATGTTGTCATCCAGACGGATGGTTAGTCATACGCCAAGCGACATTATTGCAATAGCAATAGAGTCTGTTACCAAGGCCGTTCCGTGGCAAGTTAAGATGATGGCACGCTTTGGCTTTGCTGAGCGACAGAAGATAACCTTAAAGGTTCGCAAGGACGTTAAAGACCAGGTGCGTTCTCTTGCAAAGAAGCACAACGTGACATTCGCCGTCATAATGGATGTCGTTATGACGATTTACTTCAAAGCGGCTGTAGTTGCGCTGTGGAAAGAACGCAATCCTAAATACATTGACATTATTCAGCGAAACAAAGACATCATGGTTCGCAGCTCTACAATGCCAATGAACATCAAGCGCACCAGGGAGGTACAGAATAAGAAACGGAAACTTACACCACAAAAGGATGGAAACGAGATGAGACATCACAAGTATCTTGAAGAGTTGAATCAGCACATGGAAGCGCATGGCGGTATCGACAAATTTGTCGGCAAGAAGGTTCATGCGAATATCCATGCAAGGCCAATCGCCGGTAGCTTTGGCTTGACAACAGAGCTTGACCTCCCTGAAGATCAGAACCCGTGTACGCTGTACACATTCAACCTTTGGAAGCGTGGCCGTGGATACAACATCACTATCATTGGCGGCCCACACAACGACAACGAAGGAGCTCCTGTATTGGAAACCGGTACAGTGCTCCGGCTATATGAAATCTACCGCAACATAAATTGGCGCACAGCCAATCCATATCAACAGTAAGGAGGACCTATGTCCATGTTCAAAATCACAGGGGTCGTGACGTTTGTTGGCCCAATCGAAACCTTTGGCGAAGGCAAGGAGTCACAGCGGATTATCGTTGAGACCCAGGATAAGTACCCGAATCACTTCCCAATCTCATTTTACGGCGTACGCATCGACGCCATTAAGAGTGTCAAGGTTGGAGATTTTGTTGAGGTAGAGACTTATCCTGGTGGTCGCCTGAAGAAGGGTGATCCTACGGTGGCGTTCGGCTACTTCAACGGCAACAACATCTTGGTTATGAATACGGGTCTTGCTGGTCATCAGCCAACAACTCCATCGGCTGACCCGCTTGCCAATGTAGCTCGCGTTGATCCAGCCTCACAGCGAGCAAAGCAGATGGCAGCTTCCTTTGACGACGTGCCATTCTAAGGCAAACCCTCGTAGCAGAAGGTCAATCATGGGGTAATTTCGCAAGGAGTTACCCCATTGCGTTTTCATGAAGTACGACCTTCTCCATAGACCGCGAGCAACTGTCAGAATTGTTACTGGCAGCGAGAGCCTTATTGGTAAGACGAGGCAGGGTCGCGTCGGTCTGATTAGCAAGCGATACGCTGGCAGCGGTGTGAGCGAGGGCGAGGTATGGCTGGTTGACGTGGTACAGGACTACGCCAACTACTTCATTATGATACCGATAGAGAAACTCAAAGATGCCGCCGAAACGTCCGAGAATAGTCCCGTCACAGACTAACATATCCGTACAAGACGTACGGGATTACGCTACTCCTCAAGGCGCTGCTATGGCCAACGAGGAGATGCGGCGCTTGAAGATGGGGCTGCAAGAGATTCAGGAGCAGCAGCAGGCAGCGGTGACGCAGCAGCAGGCGGCGATACAAGTCCCAGCATCCCCAGCAACGGATACGCCTGAGCCTCCTACCCCGCCAACGACTTCGTACTCATGGTTTATATCCTCGCATACGAATCCGAGCGTGAGGGTAAACAATGGTGATACCGTACGAATCAGCGGCATAAACGGCATCAACGTCTTGCAGAACGGTAGGAACCTGACGATCATGCAGGCTCGCTACATCTGGAATGTGCAAGGGGATGCAGGGTCTAGCGGTATCCGTAGCGGTGGAACACTTCGCATTGTCGGTGCTAACGGAGTCCGCACAACCGTAGCTGCTGGCGATCCGGTGGGAACACTCACGGTTGACAGGCCATTGCAGGTTTACCAACGCTCGATTGTTATTGGTGGTCCTGACACTACCGGCCTTGACTTCTTCAACGCAGGCAACCAGCGCCCCACAAACCACGAGCACCGAGTGTTCTTTGAGGTTCGAGACGTTGGCAACGGCATTCGTCGTATATCTGGTTGGACATTTAAGGACCAGGGCGGTGGCGGCGGTGGCGGTGGCGGTACAGACTGGAATGCCTCTGACGGCACAACGACGGTCAACGTCGGTGATGGTGACACGGTAAACTGGGTCGGTACGAACGGCGTAACCGTTACGCTGAATCCGGTTGGCAATCAGTTCGTCATCAACAGGCCGCTTCAGCTTAAGCAAGATGGAGTCAATGTTGGTGGCCAAGACACAACGACCATCAACTTCGACAACGCTACTCCTACTAAGCCAGTTGGCTATACCGATCAGGCATGGCATGAAATCGCCGACAATGGAACTGGGCAACGTACAGTAAAGACGTGGATTCCTCCGGGCTCAGGTTCTTATACATGGAATATCGAGGCAAGTGAGACGGCTGGAACAGCGGCTGTCGCCAGTGGTGCTACGGTGAAGTTTACTGGTCAAAACGGAATCGTTGCTACCAGGTCAAGCGACGACATTACTTTGACATTCAATGGCGAATATGCGCCTGGTGGTGATCCTACTTCAGGCGTCGTGATGTTTGGCGAACTGATTTTCAATAACAATGATGTCGATGTTGTAATGGGGGGACCAAAAATCCCTCGACATTATGGAGTTCGCAAGGCAGTAGATATCGTTCACAATTGGAATCTTGCCGATCCTAACAACTTCGAGTTCCAGTTGCTTGATATCAATCTTAGTGAACCAATTGGCGTTCCTCCGACGCAGAACATTGTTTATTATAGGTCGCCTTTATATACAATGTCTGGAGAGGTTTACCAAGGCTTCAATCAAGGATATCCGAGTGATATTGCTAGAATTATCTTCCGCAATATACCGCATGTATTCGCATTGGATTCCAATACAGTCCGTGTCCATGCTACGATGAGTAGAGGGAAGCCTACTGAAATGCGTTTTAGATATATGCTGAGGAAACTGTAATGCCATTTCCAGTTGGATCGCAGGGTTTAGTACCTTGGATGAATGGTCGAATTGATGCTGGGGCAGGTGGAAGTCTGCCTAACAGCACAATTGTTTCTTTTGCACCCAATACAGTTATCGTTTTCAAATGGATTGAAGATGGTACATTTAGCCCGACCAATTTGTTTGCAATCAATTGTCATGGCAAGTGGGGTTCTGGTTATATCAGACATGAGGTTATTGTTCTGGTTGCTACCACTTTGCCCGCTGTGACGGATTATGTCGTTGCAGACAGAGCCTCACTTCCAATACCAGTAATCAACACAACAACGCTAGTTACTTCCGATAATTCGTACTGGCAAGCAGTAGAGCGAGTTGGATGGGTTCGGATAATGGCGAAGGTCAATGTTGGTACTGTCTTTGCCTATGCAGTAAATGCAACTATTTACACGGTCACAGTACCGCAGGCCGATATACCCAAAATCAACAATGTTGAAATTAAACCTGGTGGATACTACGATTTATGTTGGAATGGTAACAGTCTGCATGCCCCACAATATGACGCATCGTTCAATATCAATCCGCCCGGTAAACTTATCTGGGACAAATACTTTGATCGCACTGAGCTTAACAGTCGCATAGCTGGCGAGAAAGGTCTGTTCGAGGATGAGTGCTTGACTGCTGGCCAGATTGAAGCCGGTCAGGGAGTGCAAATCAAATGGCGGAAGATGGATGGGAGTCTGACTGGTTATACCGCTGACCCTGTGAAGGCAGGCAATCTTGTCATCGAAGGGAATGCACTTCAGGCTGCGTATGCAAATGGGGGCATTTACTTCAACGAGTCTTCTGAGTTCATCCAGTACCGTGACTCGGCTACGGTGAAGTTCGATGTATTCAAGGAAGTCAACAAGACAATCATTAAGGCAAATGTCCAAGACCCACCACCGAACAACCGAGTTTGGACAAAGCACTGGTGGCTAGCTGCTGATGCAGCGAATCAGCCAGCATTCTCAACGCAGACGGCGCAGGTGATTGCTGGGTTCAATGTCTTTGCTGGAGCTATCAGCTTTTCTGGTCATGGATTCTGGGATGTTGTCACGGCTGCACCGCTCCCCGTATTTCTGGGCACTGGCGAAGTCGTTGCTGAACACAGCGGAATCATTGACGCAGCTTCCGATCCAACTGGTCCTGGGCAGATACCGCCAATCCTGCCGACACTTCTAACGCCTCCCAACAACCCGTTCCCACAGATGCAGTATCTGTTTGAGGGTGTTGAGATTCTGAAAACAGGGTGCTATCTCGTACATACAATCATCCAAGGAAGATCGTCTCCGGCATCCATCGTGAATGATCTCCCGACACATGAGCACGAGATGGCGCTGCATTACTTCGTGAAGCGCGGTGCGACGTACTACAACACATACTGCCTCGATCACAAGAGCAAGTTCTTCAATGGATACCTTGGCGGCGAACTGCCGCATGCTCCGTATCCAGGGATGTATAGCAACAAGTGGTCGCTACAGGGTACTGCAATACTTGCTCTGGAGGAAGGTGACCTGCTATTCGGCCAGGCCGCAGCAATTAGCTATGTGCCTGCGCCCGGTGTGGGAGGCTTCGCACGCAACTACACCGTCAACTATATCACGCAACACATCGAGTTCATGTCAGAGCGAGCATTGACAACAAATCTTTATCCGCATAACAATCCGTGGACTGTAATGCAATTCTTTGACTTTACAGCTCCATAACGAAAGGAACACACCATGTCAATCCACATGTACAACTCAGCAACACTGAGCACCGCAAATACCGACATCAGTGGTCAAACTGGGACGCTGGTAACGCTCCTTACCGGGGGAAACCCTGGTACGATTGTAGATGAAATCCAGTTGTCTGCGGCTGGTGTGACAACGGCTGGGGCGATACGGATGTATGTCACAGGAACCGGCGTAACTACGCTTATAGCGGAGTATGAAGTTCAGGCTGTAACGCCAGTTGGCGTAGACCCATTCCGGCCTACATGGAAGCAAACGATACGTCCATTGAATTTGAAGCTGCATACCGGCCAGCAACTTAAGTTTACCACGCACAAGGCCGAAACATTTCACGTCACCGCATTCTGCACTATACTCTAATGCCAAGAATCCGACTTAGCGAAGAGGAGTACGAAGTCATACGTGAGCAACGTGATGCTAGGATACTGTCTATAAGGCGGGAAGGCGGAAGGGCGAGTGGCGCAACGATTGCCAACGCTATGGCTATGGCCTCTAAGGATTCCGTCAAAAAAGCCAAACGTATAGCAAAGAAGCCGCGCACAACCGTACCTCCGCAGGACCGCGATGTGAAGGTTGCTGGCGGAAAGGCTGCTGCTGAAAAGCGGTCCAAGATTCTAGCTGAGTACAATGCAGCTATCTCACCCGACGTTCCTCGTGGATATGTCTTCGGCATGGATGAAGAGCAGCAGCCGGTCATGGGCGATCTGCGCAGTGAACAACTGTGCATCATTGAGCCTGGCAAGGTAGGCATTATCTCTGACGCGCACTGGCCGTTCCACGACATGTATAAGGGTGACAACGGTGAGATTCGTGGTGCATACTATACAGCCATAGAGCATCTGCGTGCATGGGGTGTCAATACGCTTGTCCTCAATGGGGACATGATGGACGTGTATCATCTTTCCCGTCATGAGAAGCTGGAAGCCAAGCGCAACTGGTCGTGGGAACTTGACGTAGCACGCGCTATGCTCAAACACCTTCGGCAGTTCTTTGGCGATGGCGTGCGGATCATCTACCGAGAAGGAAACCACGAAGAGCGCTTCGCTGCATACCTCGCTCGCAAGGCTCAGGAGTTACAGGGAACCATTCATCTCAACGAGATGCTTGGCCTGCATGCGTTGAATATCGAGTGGTACGACCAGCGTGCGAAGATGAAGGCTGGCAATATGTACATCGACCACGGGCATGAATACTTCGGCAGCGGTGGCATCGTAAACCCGGCTCGAAGCTATATGCTGAAGGCTTTTGACAACCTGATTGTTGGTCATGTTCACAAGACATCCGGAGTTCCTGTGCGTAAGCCCCTTGACGGAAGCTACCTGCAAGTATTCACGACAGGATGCCTTTGCGATCTCAGCCCGATGTATGCCAGCCGCAACAACTGGAACCATGGTTACGGCGAGTTGACGGTGCATGACGATGGCAGCTTTACATTCCACAACCGATTCATCATGGATGGAAGGGTGGTATGAAAACACCGACATCATTCAAGCTCGGCGCTCATACGTGGAGAGTAAAGATTGTCAATCAGCTAGTTGACGGTAGTCAGCACTTGTACGGTATCTGCCACATGGACGAGAACCGCATCGAGATTGCGCGTACAGTAAAGGGCCGCGAGCTATCCGAAGATTCTATTTTCCAGACATTCCTACATGAGTTTGTTCATGCGGCGCTGTATATCTTAGGTCGCGACGACAACGAAGAGCTCGCCGCAGGATTTGAGCAGATGTTATACCAACTGCACAAGACGGCTAAGTATCCTAAGACTAATCTTCCACCCGTTTAGTTGACAGTTAGACAGAAAACTGAGTATAGAGCTCGTAATTTTTTGCCTTTTGCGGTCGATAGATTGTTTGCCATTTACCTGTCTATCAAAGCGGGGAAGATCAGACTACTTCCCTTGGCCACGATAGGGCTTCGTAGCCTTGTTGCTCGGTGTGGAACTGTGCTTGGTGCGCTTTGATGCGCCTTGGCGTGTCTTCTTAGCCTTACCCGTAATGTGAACGGGGCCCGATCCAGGCCCCGATTTCTTTAGCTTGTTCATTCGTCGTCTTGAGGAACTGTAATTGTTTTCTTGGCAATCTTTTTCAGAGGTTCTAGCCCTCCAAATGTGGTGGCTGTTCCACCTATTTGCTGTTGTCCGGGTAAAACAAGCTGAGGTATTTCTGCTGACGGAACTTGTGGAGCTCCAATAATTTCACCCGCGGAGTTAATTCCAGCTCTCATATTTCGTCCAGCATTTATGTAATCCATTATGTTTTTGAAGTATGGCATTGAGGAACCAAGAGCCTCGCCTGCTTTACCTCCCGGCACACCAACCCCAGCAGCAATCTCTGCCTGCCTACGCATTGTATCGTATGCTTGCTGGCGATCTTGCATTGCTGCTCTATTAAGATATTCGGCCCATAGGTTTACAGACTGCCTTTGCGCGTCTAGGCGCTGAGCGCTGCGCTGGTTTCCCATCTCCATTCCACGGAGAGCCGGATGTGGTATGTATGTCGCCATTACTTAGTCTCTCTTCATTACATAGTTCGGTGTATTGTATCCTGTGCTCTTGCTGGGCTGGCGCTGTTGTCTTGCCAAAATTATGTCAATAGCAGATGCAAGGGTTTCTTCGTCGTAAGGCTTATTGTATGCCTGAATTGCACCTTGACCACCCATGGCCTTAAGAAGAGCAAGTGGGTCTTCTGCTGCACGCATCTGCTGTTCTGCCTGCTGATACCCAGTAATTTGTCCTAGGTTTGTCCCGCCAAACTTCTGTAATGCAAATGGTTGGAAGTTAGCGAGCTGTTGGGAAAGGTCTTGGTTGCGAATTTGTTCTGCCGCTCCGAATGCTTGTCCTGCTGTTTGGAATGCCTGCTGCTGCGCCTGTGCCCCCTGCTGCGCCAGCGCATTCATTGCTTGCAGGTTGGACTGTCCAGTGTTGCTTGCTATCCCAGCCAGTGCTGCCGGGCTTGCACCACCTGCCGCTGCTTGCTGCATGAGGTCTCGGTTCTGATTGCCGAGATTCATGAGTGCCGCGCTGCGTGCCAGGTCTGTTGTCTGCTGCGCCCCGCCGAGGGCTTGCGATCCTAGAGCTTGTTGTCTTTGCGCAGCAAGGCGTCCCTCCGCTGTCTGCTGTCCAATGAAGCGACGTGCGGCTTCTGCTGATTCGCGATTCGCTGCCGCACCTTCTGCACCGGTAGATGTAAATGATGCAGCCTCCTGCACCTGCTTGGCCATGTCGATCGGTGTAGTTCCTCCACCACCGCTAGACAAACCAAACGCATCGCCCATGCCTTGCAGCAATCCAGCACCAATGCCAGCAAAGGGACCTAAGCCTGTCATCGCGCCTAGTCCAGCGGCTCCACCTTGCAGTAGCAAGTTCTTGAAATCGAATGCCATAGTTACGTTTCTCTTGTTATATGTGTAAATTAGTGCATGGCAAAAGCAAAACCTAAAAGGATCGAGGAAGACGACTTACTCGATTTGCACGATGGACCGGTGACGCTGACATCGAGAACAGATAATCAGATTGTTCTAGCTGTCAATCGAATCATCGACGGTCTTGATATCGACATTGATGCTTTACAGAAGGGGGCTACGGCAGGAATGCTTCTTTCGATTGATAGGTTGACCGACATCATTGCTAACGCTGCCGACGACGACATCCGAATTAAGGCAGTGAACAGTATGACGTCGATTGCTAATCACATCATCAAGCGTCGTGAACTTCAGCTCGAAGAAGGGGGATCGATCACTGTGAACGTATCGGCGGCTCACGTACCCCCTAGATTGAATGGCGACCAGAAGTAAAGTCCAAGAGATAAATATATCTGAGCTAATCAAGTTCTCAGGTAAACAGCAAGAAGTATTTGACTTCATTGGAAAGAAGTCGTACATCGTTGCCGGTGGTGCTCGTGGTGGCGGTAAAACATATCTAGTCGTAGCAATCGCTGTGCTTTGCGCTATCCTGTTCCCAGGGTTGCGCATTATGATTATCCGTAAGTCGCTCGACGAACTGCGTCAGCAGATTATTGAGAACGAACTACTTAAGCGATACTTCCCAGGCAAGCTGTTTACTTGGCGTGAGACAAAGAAGTCTGCCTACTTTGCAAACAAGTCTGTTATCTACTTCAGGTCAATCGAAGAAGATACTGACGTATCTAAGTTGCAAGGTATCGAAATCGGCTTGCTTATCCTTGACGAAGGCAATCAGCTTAGCGAGAATGCTATCCGTAGGCTACTCGGTTCTCTTCGTGACTTTGGAGATAGCGGCTTTAAGCCGACGATGATCATGACGTGTAACCCCGGTGGCGTCTGCGATGGCTTTCTCAAGCGGTACTGGGTTATGCCTGACTATGCCAAGTGGGAACCAAAGGAGCTCATCAAGAAGGACGAGTATGCGTATGTACCGTTCGGCGTCTACGACAACCCGCACGCAACGCAGGACTACATAGACTACCTGGAAACACTTCCCGACGATCTCCGTGCTCAATGGCTGCTCGGTGCTTGGGATGTCATGAGCGGTGCATTCTTTAGTGAGTGGGACCCACGAGTACATATCGTCACTGAGCCCTTTGAGATACCGTCGGACTGGGTGCGTTGGCGTGCCGTTGACCTTGGCTACGGAGTTCACCCTTCGGTCTGCCTCTTTGCGGCACAGGACCCCGTAAACGGTGTGGTTTATATTTATGACGAGGTGTCTACAAAGGACACCACCGACATCTTCATTGACATGATTTTGGCAGCGAGCGGTGACGCAGACTTTGCCGCTACCTACTTTGACCCGAACTCGATGAAGTCGCGTCGTGGTGAGACAGCGGATGCACTGTCCCCCGCTGTGATGTTTGAGCAATCCGGCATCTATGTGCAGCCAGCTATCAACGAGCGTGTTAACGGGTGGATCAACGTCAAGACGTATCTTTCCGACAATCCGCCGTCGAAGCCTGCAAAGCTCAAGATATTCCCACACTGCATGGGTCTTATTGAGACGATCCCGTTGCAGCGATACTCCAACAATAGGCCCGACTTGAACACCCGTGGTCAGGATGACTACGTTGACGCCTTGCGATACCTCCTTAGCCACATCCCCTATGGCTCTACAATCAACGCCGATGGCACGGTTGATAAGGAAGAAAAAAAATTAGGAGCTGACAAAGATAGGTACGCATTTTTGCAAGGGGCCCAGACTCAATCTAATTACGTTGAGTTCGAGGAACTTGTTGTTTCACGATATGCAATCTACTGAGGCACTATGGATAAGAAGTCTCTTGGCAGCGACATTACAAAGATTTACAAAATCAAGCCCAAGGGCATGTCGAAGCCTAGCAAGAAAGTCGAAGAGCCTGAGATGGAAGACGAAGAAGAGGGCGGCGACCCCGCTGAGATGCTTCGCCAGGCTGCCGATATGATTGACGAAGGCAACATTTCAGAAGCGTATGGAGTCATCGACGAAGCCGTAGAGGTGTGCAAGGAGATGCACGGCGAAGGCGACGAAGAGGAATATGACTGAGTACACCCCGTTTAGAGTTTCGGAGATGCCGTCGAGCGTTATTGCTCGCGATGTGTTTGCCGAAGAAAACCTGAACGATGTTTATACCCGCATTTGGGAAGACATCGAAACGGCGCACCCGCTCTTTGCGCAGCAGTGGGAGGAGGCTCGTCGCAACTCTGCGTTTGTGCAGGGAGACCAGTGGGACCAGGATGAGATTGAGGCACACCACCGCCAGAATCGAATCCCGTATGTGTTCGACCAAATCAGCCCCAAGGTAAACGCTGTGCTTGGTGTTCACTCGGCACGTCGTGTTGAGGCGCAAGCTATCCCGACGGAGCCTGGTGACGAACCTACTGCATACGTTGCTAACCGCCTTATCAAGTGGTGTGAGCAAGTCAACCGCATGGATGAGGTGGAGAATGAAGTCTTCTATGACATGATTGTCAAGAAGGCTGGTGCTACGGTTACCCGCTGGGCATTGACTGACGGTCTTTCGGGTCGTCCGGTAGTTGAGCGCATCCCTATCTACCAACTGATGTGGGACCCGAACTCGGTTGACGTTAGCCTTTCTGACTCCAAGTGGATGGCTCGCATTCTACCGATTTCAAAACAGGATGCTATTGAGCGTTGGCCTGAGTTTCAAGAAGCTATTCGTAATGCGGGTGGTCTTGGCAATGAGTCGGTTGTAGACCGATTTGAGGTGATGACGCCGCGTCAGCAATACGTTGCTGGTACTGGACGCTCGCTCAAAGACACCGACCTGCGCGGTGACATCATTGCTATTGAGCACTTCGAGAAGCTACGTCAGTACATCTACATCGTTGTTGATCAGGTCAGCAATGAGATTACTGAGTATGACGAACAGTCATCGGCGCAGAATCACATCGAAGGCTTGCTTCAGCAGTACGCCGAAAACGATGTCAACCTTCTCGATCCTGATGGTAACGACTTGGTGTACATCGTTACGCTGTCAAAGGACATCGTAATTCAATCGCTCATCTTCGCTGACGAATGTGTAAGCCGAGAAGTAACAGAACTTCCTGACTTTCCATATCAAGTCAGCTTCTGCTATCATGACGATGGTGAGTATTGGTCGTTTGTAGATCAGCTCATTGACCCGCAGATGTTCCAGAACCGCATGATTTCCGAGCTGGACAACCAGATTGGGCGCGGCAATAAGAACATTATGACGGTTATCGAAGCAAAGCTCAAGCGTGGCTTTACTATCGAGAAGCTATCGACAGAGGCATCTAAGGTATCGCCGAAGATACCTGTGCTTTCACACGACGCTATCAATGTTGTTCCGAATCAGCCAGCGCAGTCAGACTTGGTTCCTGCTATTACGATGGCTATTAGCCACATGACGGATGTCGTCGGTGGCCGAAATGCACTGGGCTTGCAGGAAAATGCTGCTGAATCTGGTGCTGCCGTGCGTGCCCGTCAGGAAGCAGCAGGTATGGCGCGTATGCCGGTGTTTGCGCATATCAACTCGTGGCGTCGCAAGGTGACGGAAATGTGTCTGTGGTACATGCGTAAGTACCTTGCCGCCGACCAGCAGATGCGCATTATGGGTGAGGATGGCAAGCCTGAGTGGATTATCATTCCCAAGGATGCGTTGGATACGCTGGCAAACGCTCGTATGGATATTGTTATCAACGAAGCTGTTGATACGGTTACTTCAAAGGAGCGCCAGTTTGTCCAGGTTAAGGAGCTATTCCAGACGATTGGGCCTATGCTTCCCCCTGACATTGTGGTTACGACGCTTCTTGAATACTCCTCGCTGGAGCAGAATACTAAGGATAAGATTCTTGCTATGATTCCTGCTATCCAGCAGTATCAGCAGCAGCAGGCAGAGGAGCAACGCATGGCGAAGCTCCAGAAGTCTGTCGAGGATTCGATGCTAAAGAAAGACATGAAGGAGCAAGCTGAGCTCCAAAAGGCTGTCACCGCCGCGCAGCCGAACGCAGCACCTACTTTGGGCGGAAATCCATCTACAATGTAGATTTCTTGAGGATTGTATGAACTCCGAATACTTTGAGCAAGAGGAAGAACAAGAAGAGATTCTTTCCGATGAAGAAGTTGCTGAGGGCGAACTTGAAGAAGAGGAAGTCGTCGAAGATGAGAACTCTGAAAGCGAAGATGGCCCGGAGGTTATTGATGCCGACGATGACTTTGCTATTGAAGTTCCTATTCAGCAGCTTGACGGGACATTCGTTGAACAGGTTCTTGATTCAGATACGCTGTCGCATCTCGTAACAAAGGGTGCGCATTACGATTCGTTGTTGAAACATGCTGAAGAATATCAGCGACAGGCGAGCCAATCCAAGGCGCTTGTAGACTTTGTAGCAGGAGACCCGTTGCTTGCACGTATGACGTATATGCGTGCAAACGGCTATTCACAGCAAGACATCCTTAATGACATCCAACAACTCATGACCAACATGAACCAGAACTCAAACACCGATCCCTACCTTGACGAACTTGATGATACGCAGAAGCACATTTATCTCAAAGTCAAGGAAGAAGAGACAAAGCGTCTTCAGTTGGAACAGCAGCTTGCGAGCCTGCAAGCGGAACGCATGGTTGACACCGTAGCAAACCACAACTCCAAGGTGTTCGACGATGCCCTTGCTGAGTCAGGTCTGGACTATTCTGGCTCGGAAGATATTCCAAAGATTCAGAAAGCGATTGCAGAACTCTATCCGCACATTGACCCTCGTTCTACGAAGTTCACGAAGCAGCAAGCAAAGGCTATCCTTACAAACGCAGGTCTGCGGCGTCGAGGTTCAAAGACAAGTGCAAAGATTGAACAAGTCAACAAGGCGAAAATGGCTCCCCGTGTTATTGGCGGCTCCAAGTCCAGTGGGACAAACAAGCGCCAAGTCCAGCCGAAGGCAGGTGTAGGTATTGAAGAACGGCGTAAGGCTTTGCAGGCTTTGGGGTTTTAATTTCGATGCTATTGATTTCAACATAATTTAAGGAGAACGCCACATGGCATATCTAAACAGTACACGGCGTGGTATTCGCACTACCCAAACCGTGAACCCGCAGAACATCAAGCCTGATGTAAGCGAGCAAATCCGTACGCTCTATCCGGAAGCCACGCCGATCATCACGCTGATGGAGAAGATTTCTTCGGCTGGTCGCCCGAAGACGAAGAAGGTCCAAGTTCGTAAGTATTACGCAACGGACTTCCTCGATCAGATCACAGCCGCAACAGCCGGTATTGCTGGTAACAACGAGACGCGCTTCGGTCGCCTGACCGTTGCTCAGTCTTCGCGTCCTGGTATCTCTGGCATGCTGTATCAGCCGCAAGACAAAATCTACATTGTGGCCACCGGCCAGACGGTAGAAGTTGTTATGACGCCCGACGCTGCTTACCGCGTCAATGGCACGGAGCTCCAGCTCACGACGGCGCTTGTCAACAACGGTGCATCGCAAACACGTACCGCTGCTGGCAACATCATTGTTCGTGTTGTCGAACCTGTGCCGTTTGTCGTTGCAACGACGTCAGACATCTGGCATCTAGGCCGTACGATTTGGGAATCGCAGCCCATTGAGGCATCCGGCTACCAGCGTGACGTCGTGTTCGACTACAACTTCGTTGAGCACAAGGAAGCCGTTCTGGAAGTCACGGAAGATGAGCTTGAGTATGTGCAAACGTACGGCTCGATGAAGGACTTCGACTTCCAAAAGCGCGAAGTCATTGAAGAGTTCAAGAAGCAAATCAACCTGACGTGCTGGTATTCGGAGCGTGCGGTCAACTTTGACCAAACGGGTCGTCCGACGCACCACATGCGCGGTGTGCTCAACGCTATCCGCACGAACGTCACGGTCTACGATCCGGCTACGCCTGGTCTTGACTTCGAGAACTTGGTCAGTGAGTTCATGTACAAGCAGGCGTTCCTCCACCAAGGCGCAAAGCGCAAGTGGGCATTCGTCGGCGCTGACTTCCTGAACAACTTCAACAAGGCTTTCCGTGATTATCGTCGTTCGGACATCAACGTCGCTAAGCAGACGCCTGGCCTGAACATCACGACGTACGACTGGATGGGCTATCAGCTCGACCTCATTCGCAATGAGACGTTCCGTCTTGGCACGCCTCAATCGCACTGGTGCGCTGTTATTGATCCGGAGCAAATCGACTATCACGTCGCGAAGAACTACGATGTTCGTGAATACTCGAACAACAACGAGCGCGACAAGAAGCTGATGATCGAATGGTCCGGCACGATGTCCTTCCACTTTGAGGAGCACCACGCTCTTCTCCGTACCGCCTAATCATTCACGTAACTAAGGACAACAACAATGCGATACATTGCGATTGATGATAGCTTGGCCCTACTTGCCGCCAGTGGCAAGGCCAAGTACACGTTCAAGAACGGCGTGCTGCAAATCGGTACGGCGACTGGAACGGGCGCTGGCAATGAGATTGTTCCCGATCTAGCAGGAACCGATCTCGACTCGAAGATGCAGAACCTGTATCCTGCCGGAGCAAACGCCCTTGAGCAGGTTGGCCTCAACAGCCTGTTCTTCCAGGCTCCTCCGATTATTGCTGCTGGTACGCTTGCATCGGGTAGCTACTACACGCTCCTTAGCGGTACGGCTGATCTGACAGGCGCAAACTATGTTGGCAAGTACACGCTCGTGCTTCCCTCGCAGGTTCCTTCGCTGGACCTCACGGACTTCCCGCTTGGCTTCGTTATCAAGGCTACGGCTGCGATCACGGTTCCGGCTGGCGATGCAACATGGGCTCTGGCACTGCAACCGCGCTGGTTGGACGATCAGGAGCACAACCTGCGTAGCGAGCACTTCATTGTCAACGAACTCACAACCTTCAAGGATGAGAGCTCGTGGAATGGCAAGACGTACTCGTCGCGCATCAAGGACCCGAAGTACGTTCGATAATATGAATAGGGGCCTGGTGTAAGCTGGGCCCCTATCTTTGTTTCATCTAACTTTGAAAGAACACAAATGGACCTGACAAAGAACGCAAAGGCAGTGAAGCCAATTCTGCATAAGGGTGAAGCCGAGGCGAAAGAATCCGTGCCGGTCAAGGCTGTGTATGACAAGGTGGAAGTCCCGCAGGCTGCGCTCGAAGAAGAAGCTGAGCTGTTTGTTACCCGCAACCGTGGACTGCGCTTGCTAGTGATGGTTGAGAATGAAGATCATCCTGGCTATTACACGCAGGCGAACGTAGCATTCCGTGATGGCAAGTTCCGTACGTCCGACCAAAGCCTGATTACAGCGCTCAAGCGTCATTCAAGTTTTGGTGGTTCGCATGCGAAGTCGTTTTCCGATATGCCGCCGCAACCACGGGCTAGTCTATATTGGGCTGGCAATCTTCCTGAAGAGCTCCAGCGTCAGGATCGTCTTGAAGCTGAGCAGTTGACACGAGATCGAGAGCAATACGAAGACCCATTTAGGATTCGCAAATGAACCCCCCATTCAACTTTGATGATTTCATGGGTGGCTTTCCTGTGAAAGCTGCTGACGCCACCAAGGATACGATGGATGGTAAAGCGTACCGACTTGGCTATCAATCAGCAAAGTTGGAGAACGACCGTTCTAAGCTCAACGAAGAGAAGGTGTTGTTTGAGCAGCAGAAGGCTGCTGTTATTCAGCAGCTACTAAGCGCACAGGCTCAGATGGCTACGATGATGGGTGCAACGGCTGGTGCAACGGCTGGTATGTCTACTGGTCTTGGCATGGGCGGTGTTCCTGTTGGTCCCGGTGGTGAGATTGGCGCTCCGCCTATGGGTGGCGGTATGCCTCCTGATATGGGCATGGGTGGAGGTATGCCTTCTGACATGGGCATGGGTGGCGGTATGCCTCCTGCTCCTTCAGCACCACCGATGGGCGGTGGAATGCCACCAATGATGTAAGGACGTATCTATGCCTAACGACAAGAACAAGAGAGCAAAAAGTAAAAACCAGCAACCGATGCAGCAAGACGCTACGGCGATTGATTGGCGTTCCGTTGCTGGGGAGCGTTTAGCTCCACCGCCTCCACCGCCTCCACCGGCTCCACCGGCTCCACCGCTTTATTTAGGGCCCATCTATGGCAGGCCAGTTCCTTATCCGCAACCTGAGCCGATGTCTCCCTATGTTGATCCTTTGAGTGCGCAGGTGGAAGACTTTTTAAGTCAAAATTCGCGGTATCCTCCCTACGTTACACCACCTGAGCTTGAGGACAAGCTCTATCGCTACTATTATCCAAACAAGCGTGGAGAGCAACCTTTTACTGCGCAGGACTCTAGTGAAGTTGAAGGATTCTTGTCTCGGCTTCTGCCTAAAGATCAAGTGAAAGCACGGACTGAAGCTATTCGATCAATCAGAATTAGATAAATGCCAAGGTAAAATGCTGTACCCTTATGCCATCTGACCAAAAGAAAAATAAGCAACAGGCCGATACATCGAATCAAGCCGATGGTCGGCCTGCTGGCTTGTCGATGGATGATTGGATGAAAGTTGCGTCTATGTACGCAAAGAATGCTCAAGACGAAACAGCTCGCTTTGCACGATATGCGCAAGACGGGTATGACCGCTACGCAAACGAAGCGAGGAACATGTATGGGCGAGCTCAGCGTGTTTATGAAAGTCTTCCTGCGTACGGAGAAGCAGCGGGTCGCCTTGCGTTGGGGGCATCTGAATACTATCCTAGTCTGACCAACCGCCCATTCGTTGACAAAGCTGTATTTGGTGTGGCGAAGGTGCTTCCATATATGCTCGGCAGGCGTTAGGGGTTGCCTTTCCTGTTGAGTAATTTGCGGTATGCCAACAGCCGCGCAAATGAGATCAAAGGTTCGCTCTATCCTTGACGACGAGCAGTCGTTATGGAAGCAGGGAGCCATGTGGAATGATCAGCAGATTGACGCCGCTCTTGATGCCGCTCAGTTTGCATTCATACGCTATGCCTATCTAAAGAAGCAGTGGCATCTTATCTCGGTGTACTTTACGAGTATCACCGGGACATCCCAGCTAGGCTTGCCAGCAAACTACATGTTCTATGCGTCTGCGGCAATTCAAGAAGAGCCTGGGCTCCCATTCTATCCAGCAGTGCTATACATCGGCTGGTCTGGGGCACTATTTACTCCTGACACTACGCGGTATGTAGCGTTCATCCGCAATAACACCGTAGAGTTTCGCGTTGGCAATAACAATGCTACGGGTACGCTTTGGTACTACCAGACCCCGACGCGGATTAGCGCAGGAAGCAATCATGTGGAAATGATTGACCCGTGCTACGATGCCATCGTGTACCACGCCTGTGCAATCCTGCAACAGAAGGACTGGGGTCAGTGTCAGCGTGCGTTGAAGAGCATGCAAGCTGTCATCATGCCGCTTATGTCTGAGCCTATGGAGATGTACCCTGTCAACCTCAATCAGAATACAGACGCATGACAGTACAGGAAGCCATAGACTTCGTACGCAATTTGCTTGACGAGCCCAAGTATGAATACTTCGGAACGAGCACTGATCTCGTGACGGTGTTCAGAGATGCTCTGCGTGAAGCTGCTGCTATCGTTGCTCGCGAGTGCTGGCATCGTGGTGAGAAGGAAGCATTGCGTCCGCTGTGGGCTGAGGTCACACTGCCGCTCAATGGAAACCAAATGGCAACGATGCCGACACGATTCCTTTTTATTGAGTCTGTTCGGTCGAACTACCAGGACAATGCCGATAAGACGTGGCCTCACAAGTACGTCTCACCGGCGGTGTTCTCACGACGTTTGCTTCGTACGCCGTTTGATGGTGCGTCTGGCAACCAGTTTCAAGGCCGCAACCTTTACATGACGAGGGCTGAGTACACGATTGTTGGAAACAACATCATGGCTACGACGAACCCATTCATGCCCACAGCCAACAAGAATGTCCTTGTCAGCTACATTCAGGTTCCAGCAATCTCGGCTACACTGACGAACCAGTTGCCGATGGCGACGTACATTCACCCGTTCATTTGCGATAAAGCTGCTGAGATTCTGTATCGCAAGGAGCATCCTGGTGATGACCGTCCGAGCATTGGTGGAATCCTAGATGTTGAGGGTGCGCTGTATCAGGCAATGCGAGGTCAGCAATGATAGCCATATCATCCCTGACCCTTGGCGATGTAATCACTGCGATTGAGATGCGTGCTGGCGACCTCATGACGCCGTACAACTCTGACTTTCAAACGCTTGCACAGTACGTGCGCGATGCTCGCCGTGACCTGTTCAACCGCACAAATGCGTTTAAGGAGTGGTCGTATCAGCAAACGGTTCCCGTGACGCACTTGGCGGCACTTCCACAGAACTTTATTCGCCCCGTCCGCCTGACAACAAATCTTCCCGGCGCTGACCCTACGCTTGGCGTCCGCTACGAAGCTCGCATGGCCGACCCTCGTGAGTGGCACAACCTCACCAATATCGTACGGCCTATTAGCTTTACGAAGGGCTGGGTAAAGACTGGTGTGTACATGATCTGGGCGAACAACACAGACAGTGTGAACTGGGCTGCGAATAACATGGCCATCTGGATATACCCGAACAACCTTCAGGGCCAGCTAGACTATGTTGCATCGTTTGCTGACGTTGACTTGCTGACGAATCAAAGCCGCGTCTGCGTTCCAATCGAGCTAGAGAACCTGCTTATTGAGCTGGCTCTTAGTAAGTTCTTGGATGACGTAGCTGATCCACAGCGTATCGTGACGGCAGCACAGGATGTGGCGCAGAAGGTTTATCAGTATCAATCTACGCAGGTGGCGGCGGCACAGGCTACGGCTGTGGCAGCGCAAGCTATCCCGAACCCAGAGCCAGCATCGGCACGCACTAAACCGATTACACCAGGAGGGCTTCTGTAATGCCATACACAATGGCTACATACGCCACCGAAGTGATGCAGCGTCTGAATCGTTACGACGTAGCAAAGTCTGTTGACGTCGGTATGCTGGAGACGGTTATCAATGCCGCTCGTTTCGAGGTTCAGATGTCTACGTTGCAAGCTGTGCCTGAGCGATATGCTCGTGTGCATAGGCCGACTGGCGCTCCAACCGTGTCGTGGGTTGACTCTGCTCGCATGTTTGAGTTTGACCAGACGACGGGCGGAGCTAGAACGATTATCAATCAAGTCTATGTCCATCCTTTGCCTGAAGACTTCATTACCGACGTGACGGTTCAGGTGTATGATGAGGAGGACTGGTGGCCTGCGCGTGGTGTATCGAAGCGAGACTTGTACACCGTGCTTACGAAGTCATTCTCAAAACCGACGCAGCGTAATCCAATCTACTGCATCGAGAAGTTTGTTGGCCAGCAGAATGCGCGATTGCTTGTAAGCATTGGTCCAACCGCAGTGCCTGAAAATGCTGTTGAGATATGGTATCTGGCCAAACTACCGTGGCTGCAAATCGAGAATGCTACTGGTGCTCCTGACGCTGAGGTGCGCATAGGTTACGACTTAGAAGAACTCGTCGTGTTGATTTCTTGCTTGAAGATTCTTGAAACGCTTGGTGCTGGCGCTGCTATCCCGCTGATTCGGCAGGACATTGAAATGATGATTCTTGCTGTGCAGCGACAATACGAAGGTGAGATTGACCGCAGTCGTTTGCTGGTCGAAGCTCGTGAGTCTGTGATTCCCAATGTACCGATTCCTGACGCTAGTGCCGTAAAGGTGTAAGATGACAACTTGGAAAGAACTATACGACGATCTCCTGCAAGAGCTTGCTCTGTACCAGGAAGAAATCAAGATGACGCCGCAACAAGGCATGCGCTACCTGACGCGAGCGTTGTCAGAGTTCCAGCGTCTTACGGCTATTGCTGAGGACACGAAGGTGATTATCACCGCTGGTAATCTTACGTCTATCGCGACAACGTATCCTGCTGGCAATGACATCCTTGAAGTCGTAGAGCTGTTGGATGCCAATGGATACATCATGCTGAATGTTTCGTACCAGCAATTCACTGACATCATCGAGCGTGCTGACGGCGGTCAGATAGGTTTCAACGAGAACCCTGCTCACTACACGCGACTAAGGAAGAGGCCGACGTATAATCAGGAACGGTGGGAGCTAGGCCCCGATCGTGGCATGGCTCGCATCTACACGATCTTTGCTGACCAGCTCATGCGTGCTCCGCTTACCGGCGCATTGCTCTCTGCACCGCTTGCAGCAAACGGAACGAATCAACTGTTGGCGGGGAATATGTACCGCCTTGTCTCAGGAGCGGCGGCGCTGAATGCAGGAACATACGTCAACAACCATACAATCGTAGCACCTGTACCAGCTCCGCCTAACCTGGGCGCTATACCCGTTGGTACGGTTATCCGTATAACGACGACATTCACTCCGCCGAACACGGCAGGCGTATCGTGGCAGCAAGTGACAGCAAGCAACGATCCGTACTTCGTTATTCGCTACCGTCCGCACTACGACATCTTCTCGACGGTATCTCCGCAGTGGGCGAACTGGCAAACGGAAGCGAACTTCGAGACGAACTTTGCCACGCAGACACCTCCGACACAGGTTGTGAAGTTTGCCCCTGCGTTCGTGTCGTACGCAGCAGGCCAGTACCTGCGTTCACAGAATGTACTCTCCGGTCAGCAACCGTTGTGGCAGCAGTATGACCAGGAGTTCCGCGCATACGTCGAGCAGGCGATCACGCTGAAGCCCGTCCAGTCTCACGAGCTTTCGTCCCCGTACAACATTAGTCCCTATAGCAACTGATGGAATACCAAAAGACTAACGTCAATGCCTTCTTGGGTCTGGATAACAACCAGCGCCCTGAACTCATTAAGGATCAAGAGGCATCGGATATTGAGAACCTTCGCTTTGACAAGCTAGGCTATCTCATCAACCGCAATGGAGTGCAGCTTCATTCTCTAAATTCCGATCGCTTTGTCAGTACCGTTGACGGCATAACGACGACTGGCATCCTTTGGTCTATTGGCACAATGGGTCTGACGGAGTACGTCATCGAGAAACCTTGGGGCATCGGTAGTGGCGAGGCGGCTGTGCATCCGTACGACGATGCTACGTTGAATGCGTTTTCGCCAACAGCACCCAATACGCCGAAGTTTACAGATCGGTTCATGGTGTACGCAGTTCGCATCCCTGCTACGAAGCCTATGTTGCCGTCTCCATACACATCTAGGAGAACCGACAACAGGAACAGCAGCAATGTAAACTCTAGTGGTATAGCTACGGACATGGCTAACCAGTACACATGGCGCTACAAAGCTGCGTACATCTTGGTTCCGTTGACTGGTCCGACCGGCTTCCGTGATTCGTTTGCATTTGCACCGAATGGCAACATGTTGAATGCCGCCGCAAGCTATCAGCCTGTTGACGGTACGCTTCCTACCCTGCTTGCAACGATGGGGTCGCGCAGCATTGTTCGCGCTGACGATAAACCAAAGAAGTTGCAGATATACGCACCTGCCCGGTGGCTTGGTGTTCACAACGAGTTTGCTGACTCCGGTATTCCAAAGGACCTAAACTGGATTGAGCACTACGTCTCGATGCAGCAGTACCGTGAGTCAGTTGTCATCTCTGACATGACTAACGGCGACATGTATCTCGTCGATGAGTACATGGAGTCGGAGTACCAGGATACGAAGAAGCATCGGTTTACCTTGCGTGAGAACTCGCTTGCGCACTTCGACATAGATGATGTTGTCGTTGACTTTGGTATTACTGGGTTCAATAACGGTGTTAAAGCACCGATGGCTCTATACAAGTTCTACTTAAAGCGTTCTCGGTTTAATGCGACTGAGGATAATTACAAAGGATTCTATTCTGTGGTAGACAAAAGTCCAGCATTCAATGACCTGGAAAATGGACTAGTCTACGATTGGCACATGAATCAAAGCATTCCTCTAGGGTCTGGATTTATACGATCTGAGTATTGGCAAGGTGAAACTGATTTAGGAAAGCTACAGGGCTGTGGGATACTTGTTGATTGGACAGCGAATTATACATTCTCTTCCACCACAAATGCCACGGAATATGATGATCTTTTCCTTCCTTTAACCTTGCAAAATCCAGACATAAATGAAGATGACCAGGTAGCTGCCGATGTTTACAGGTGGGATGATTTTGAAATTGAATACTACCCGTGTAGTGGAAAATTAATTGGCAGTGTTTTCTTAACTGCATTCGACAGAACTTGGAATAAGTCTTCTTCATCAAGCACTAAACTAATAAAACTAAAAACTAAAACTGGTTTAGAACAGGATGTGCCGCTTGGGGTGTGGCGTTACCGCTTTGTTTGGTATATGGGTAACGGTGAGTACAGTGCCCCTTCAGCAGAACTTGTTGTTCCGGACATGATGTTTAGTGGTATGCCGGACAATGATATAACACTGTCATTCCCATCGTACAAGCGTCCTATTGGCATAGCTAATAGCAAAGAGTCTACGCAAACAAACGTCGCACTTTCTTCGACAGGGTTTATAAATCAAGCCACTGGCATGCAAGGCGGTTTAATGTTCAAAGCTGACGGAACATTAAGCAAGTATGGAGAAAACTTCCTCAAGATTAAACGTGCCATATTCGATTCTTCGCACGTTTTTGCAGCAAGGTATTCAAGTACAAATGGTACATCTTGGCCTGGAAACTGGACTACTGAATCTTTACTTGCCAAAGGTCAGCTTGGGGTTTGCTGTACACTTTTTTTTCAAAACGACTATGCTGTTTTGGAAGGAGTATTTGCAGAAACACTACATGCGCTTTTAGACCTCAATGATTCTGGTTCATATGGAAAGGCAAACTCATATTCTGCAAATACGATATCGTTGAGCATACCACTATTTGCTCCATCTTTTGTAACCAATGAAAATCAGGTATCGTACAACAGTTTGTTTACAGAATATGGTTGCCTAAGAACAGCTTACCAGAATGTTGCTGCAAATTCTAGTTCCTCTCTTTACGATATACAATACCCTGGCTACCAGATAGTATTTGAAGGTGCTCAAAGATACGGAGTGGATTCTGACTACGATGAAAACGATGGTAAGGGTTGGGTTAAATCCGATGTCGTTAGCTCTGGGAAAAGTATATGGTTTAATATCGTCCCGTTTAAGGGTGGAATTGTTAATAACGCCACTCATCCTCCAACGTCCCCTTTGACATATACCGTAGAACGCAATAATTACCCAGACGATGAACTTGTAGCTACTCCGGCTGGTCCTAGGTATTACGAATTTAGGAACATGACTGTTGTTCGTGGCGTAAACTCCCAATCAGATAGGCTTCTTTATGTTAAACCTAACTTACCGTCTGAGGTGATTAGTAGGATCGTCCTACCTGGTTCTGGTGAGATACAACTCTGCTCTATTGGCGACTCTGGGACATGGGTTACCGAACAAGAGTTTTACCCTAATTACGCAGAAAACCTCTTAGACTATAATGATGTTAGGGCGTTTACTGATGTAACAACAATAAATCCATCTTTATTTGTTCACGATTATCCCTTCTATAATAGTCGGAATAGTGTTGGCAACTACATAAGGGCTAACACTGTAAGCAATAAGATTGTGTTAAACAACCTCAATGTTTTTGTGTCATCTGTTGGTGAACGCCTAACAATCCCTGAGCAACTTTCGATGTATGTCCCAGCCTCGCTACTGTTCGAGGCTCCACATATCAAGCTGGTTATTCCGACAAACCGTATTCCACGTCGTGCTCGACAGCTCCTCATCTTCCGCACACGCGCATCGCATGACAACGCATGGCAACCACACGACTATGGTTTGGTAAAGACAATCGACATTAAGCGTGACGCGAATGGCAGCCCTGTCGATTATGCAAACAACCAACTGTCATTTCTCGATGACGTAAAAAGCTCTGAGCTTGATTACTCGTATGCACTGAATGACTACGATGGATTTACGGAGCCTATAAAATCTCGCTTTTGCCTACCATTGAACGAGCGCGTGTTCTACGCTAACATCAAAGAGTCGTATCGTCCACATACGCCTCGCACCGCTCTTGATGTTGTGAATACGCATGCACCGGACACCACGGTAACGGCTCATAGAAACATTGATTTCGGTTCTCAAACAGAGATGGCTCGACTATGGTCGTACAAACTGTTTACAGCGACGCAAACCGGTGACGCAACAATCACGAACATCACGAACCAGTACCTTTACTACTTTATTGCATACAATGACCAAGCCCGTTCATTTTCGCTGGCATCATGCTCCGGTGAAATAAACCGTGGGGCATCATTTGCTACCGACAAGAATAAGCCTGTGTTCTTCTGCATGCCTTCGGCGTATGATCCATCGGTAGAGCAGGCAAACATCTACCGTTTGCAGCTTAGCGCACCCATCGAGAAGATAACACTGACAACAAATCGTGCCTCTAATATCATCCAGGCTGGTCGAGTGTACTACGTGGTCCAGGGTGTCGTCGAATACAATGGCACGGTGTACTATCCGAACGATGTGATTCAAACGTACTACGGAAATGATGTCGGATACGACGCAACGTACGTCAATAGGTTTGTCAATTACTTCGAGATTCTTAGCCCAGCAACAAATGACCGTGGAAACGCAGGTTCATACTGCCAGCCAGTCTTATACAATGTTACGAGCTGCTTTGATGGAGCTGCTGGGCCTAGCTACATTGAGAAGATTGGAACAATCAAGCCCGAAGACGAAGGCATCTTCTACGACAACGACCTGCCGTCACTTGGCCGTCTGCCGCTGAAACAGATATTCCAGAACGAAGATGTCATGCCTGCTGGTCTTCGCTGGTCTGAGCCATATCAGTCCAATAAGATCAAGCTCGCATCGCTTATGGAGGTGCGCTCTGGTGATGGCGACCAGGTTACTGGCCTAGCCATGCTATATG